TGTGCGCCTTGTACATAGACTCGTCGATCTGCAGTGCATTTGAGTACTTGATGTTCGCCATACCGGTGACTACGTCTTTAGGAATGTCGATACCCTGCAAGATACGCTCTAGTACTCTGTCGGCACGCTGTGCAAGCGCAGGATCAAAAGAGCGCTCGAACTTAAACTGCTTAATCTTGTCACCGAGTTCTGCAGGTCCGCGGATGATGAGTGGAACGACTGCACTGGCAGAATCTTCGTCGCGGATCGGCGTGGTCATCGCGTCGATGAGTTGATCTTCAAACTCGTCTTCTGCTTCTTGCGTGACTGCGCCCGGGTTCAACAAGTCATCGTCGATTACGTCGGGGTCACCGCTGGCTGCGACGGACAAACCGTCTGGTAGGTACAGCGCTCCGGCGTTTAGACGTGAGCGAGCAGTGGCACGAAATGTTCTATTGAGCAGCAGTAGCTCGGCGCAGAGGTCGAGCATGCCGCGCAGGCTCGAGTCCGCCTCGTCTGAGAAGCGAGGATGTGCTCTCCAGATACGTCCGACAAACGCCTTGTTAGGTAGCTCGTAGCCACCCTGTCTAGACCCAGCTTGTCCGCCGCCCATTTGCTCGCGACGGCTGATGATTGAAAACGAGTTGTTCTTGTTGGTGACGGCGACTACTTCGTCCGTGCTCTTGATGTCCCAAGACTCTGGAATGCCGGAACCGGGTCTGGCTGGTATTTGTACTAGGTAGCACTCACCGCATACGCTGAGGTTTAGCGCTGCGTCTCGTAGGAGACCGGCCTGACCGCCGTACGCAGAGTCGAGACGCAGAATTGCACGCTCCGCTGCCATGGCTAGATTTTTGTCTACGCTCTGTACGTCTCTTACTGACTTAGGCGCCTCGGAGGGATCGTCAATGACTGCGGGAAAAAGACGAATGCGTGAAATTACAGAGGCGACTAAATTGAAGGCGTACTTGATCTCGCCTATGGCGTCGTAGTACTCCCAGGCCTCTCTCTGCCAGGCAGAGCTCGCGGAGTTACGGCGAAGTCTGAATTGTTCGTACTCATCTCGGTTGTTCATCTTTACTTGAGCTGCGGCCGCGGTCATTACACGAGGCGAGCTGAAAGCTACCGCTGTTGCGGGAGAAAGAAAGATAGATGACAGTCCTCTTGTGGTAGAGACGACCTCGTCTGAAATAGTTTTGTTGGCTGCGGAAGATGCACGCAAAGGATTAGCCGGCGTAGTGGGCTCTTTAGAGCTTGAAGTACGTCTGAATACGCTCAAGGTTTTCTCCTACACAGTCGTTTGGGCACGGAGTATGACGTCTGTCCCGGAGGGCAATTTTCATACGCGGTGGTGTGGTAAATCATACACACAAAATGGAAAAGTGTTACTACAGTTTTTGAACTTGGTACAGCGTCTTTGCTAGATCGGCGATGTCCTCGAGTGAGAGGGTGACCGCCGTGTCTGGTCCGGCCATGTCCTCTATTTGGTCCAGTAAGGGGGACAGTTCTTCCCTGCTTAGACCGGTTCTTTGACAGAGAAACCGCTGCATTTCTTCCAGCACCCTGGCAAGGTTGTCCCGCACGAAGGCCATGGAAAGCTCGATCTGCTCCAGTCTGAGCTTCATGTCCTCTATGCTTTCCGGCTGGTCGTGGTCCCAGGCATCGTTGGGGTACACAGCTGGTCTCCGTTTTCTCCTAGGTTTTTGGCTACTAGGTGGTATTATTCTAGTATGACGTGTATAGCCGCAGTTGTTGCAGCTGGCCGAGTCTTTATGGCGGCAGAGCGAGGCAACAGCGATGACAGTCTTATAGTACCGTCTTTAGACCCAAAGATAGTTACTCGTGGAGAGTTTCTTTTTGGCTACTCGGGCAACACTGGAGTGGGACAGGCCGTTCAGTATGGGTTTACGATACCGCCGATAAAAAACAAGAAAAACATCAGTGGGCACATGATCAGCGTAGTTGTTCCAGCTATGCGCCAGTTCTTCAAGGACAATGACATTACTTGGAGTGGGGACCCGAAAGACGACGACGGGTGCACTCTGCTCTTCGGTGTGGCCGGAAGAATATACGAGTGTGACACTGCGGACTTTCAGATGGTCGAGTACAAGGAGCTGGCTATCGGTTCCGGTGGCTCCTACGCCCTGGGCTCGCTCTACTCCACCAAGCACATAAAAGATCCGAAGATTCGTTTGAGGTACGCCGTCGAGGCTGCCATCGAGTTCAGTCCTTCCTGCCGAGGACCGATAGACTACTTCTACGAGAGCGTGCCGACTGCCCGTAAAAAGAGAAAAAAGAAAGCTGCGGTAAGTAAAAAAGCCAAAAGCTAAATCTCTAAGTCTTCCTGTTCCTTGAGCGCGTTCCAGATGGCTAGAGCAATCGTCACTCCACCGGCCATTAAAACCAGTAAAACTAACAGTAGTCTTTTGCGTTTCATTTGTTCTCTATCTCTTTTGTTTTGACTCTAGTTCAGATATACGTCTCTTGATGGGGCTGAGCATGTGCAGGACTAGTAAAAAATCTAGGGCTAGACCCAACAAAAGGCCTGCAAAAAACCAAACTGCTTCGTTCAATTTTGTACCGGCTCTCTACCTATTAGACGTCACTATCTTGTATGGGTCCCAGCTCCTGAGACGGCTGCCGCAGCCACAGTTGTCGTCCCGCATCCAGGCCAGCGACTTACCGCTGACAGTCTTGATGTGGTGCACGCCCTTGTTCTTGTCCATCGGCGCAATTCTGTGCTTGTAGTCTTCTCTAAAAATTAGTTCTGGACCCTGGAGAGAGTCTACGGCAATAGCTACCGTCGTGTCCGTGACGAACACGCGGGCACGAGACACCCGGTACACACCCTGCGGCAGGGCGTTGTCGTTTAGCTCTAGAGTGCCCAGACGCTGTGTGTAGGTGTTGTCCGCCAAGACGCAGTTGGCTGGAAAGGTGTCGCTGACTATGCGCATTTAAGTTGTCCGTCTCTATTTCTGTGTGAACTCGTAGTGTGCCCACCCTAGCACACTTTTGGCCACTGCGAGTGGTAAAACTATGGTCTGCTCCACGGGGGCGCTGTCTAGTATGTTTCTGGCTTCCTCGTCTGAGTTGGCCAGCAGGCAGTCCGAGTACGCGGGGTCTGAGAGGAGGATACTGAGCGGACGTGCCAGGGGAACCTGTGAAGTGGCGTTAGTCACCGTAGACAGAGTTCGTGCACGTGGGTGTTTGGAGTTTGGCTTGTTTATCCAAACCGTGACCATATAGTCTTTGCTCAAGTCGACGCCTGCGCTCTTCTTATCACGGCGCGGTAGGAGACGCCCATCGCCACGGCCACCTCGCGCAGCGGGACGCCACGTTTGTGCAGGTCCTTTACTATCTCGGTCAGTTGCTCATTTGCCTCTGCGTAAGGGGAGTCCGAACGTGTCTTAGAACGATAACGCCTCGCGAGTGCTGAAAGCTGGGCTAGTGTCTCTACTAGCTCTGGTGGGACTCCTGGGGACATCGGACGACGTTTTATGGCTATCGAGGCAGTACGAACAGGAGACGGTGACGCTGGCATAGGTACTAGAGTCGCGTTGCTCGCTGTTGGGTCGGCTCTTTTTATCCAGGAACGAACTGTCGTACGTGCTCTTTTGGGGACAAAGGCAGCCGCAATGCTGGACAAAGACCAGCCTGCTCTGTACAGCGCGTCCACGCGCAAGTACAGCTCTTCGTCCTCTAGAGTGGCCAAGTACTCACACTCGGCGGACGGTAGTACCGCTTTTCTCGCTGGAGGCCTGGTTCTGCTTGTCATGTTTAGTATCGTACACCTGTTTGAGACTTCTGTGCAGATCGAGGTGCGGCACTATTTGTACGATTAAGCTAAAAAAGTGAAGGTTAAGTAAAAATGACTTTGCCGCGACAGAAGGCCGTACTTACTGTGCGCGAAGCTTCGAAACGTCTCGGCCCCCTTAAGGGGCTAGGCTTGCTTGTCAAGCTTTGTTCCTGTATCGTGGAACTGCGAATGTGCAGCTGAGCATAGTGCCTAGTGCCTAGGCATAGGGGCGGGAGCATGAGGCAGGCGGGTAACCCATGTGACAAGGACATGTGCTGAGCTGGGCTTTGTCGAGAATGTTATTGACGAGCGAGCTTGTTGCCTGTGCCTTGGAAGTAGTGGCTAGCTGACGAGCTGACGAGCTGACGAGCTGTCTGCCTCGGGGACGTGGCTAGGGATGGGCCTACGAGCTGTGAGCGCTGAGCTCGAGCTGGCCTGTGCTCTGACATGAAGAAAGCCTGGTCCCAGCTTTCCACGGGGGAAAGTCCAGGCCAGGCTGTCGACTGGTCCTACGATGTGTGTACGCCTGGCAGCTGGCTTGCTAGCTGTGTACGCTGTCGTGCTGTGCAGCTGCGACGCGTACGCGTAGGCGACACGGCCTAGAGTACGATTCGTACTCCAGGCTGGTTTGCAAATAGTTTCTCGAGCGTGGTTCTGTCGAGGATGCCTGTGACGTCCAGACCCTGGGTAGCTTGAAACTTGGACACCGCATTAAAGGTTCCCTCGGCGTAGTGGCCGTCTTGGTCCGCAGTCACGTCCGCATACCCGGCGTGGTAGAGCTGGTACTGTACGCGTCGGACCGAGGCTGAGTTCTTGTTTACGCCTGGGTACGTCAGCGCTGCCAACACTACGTCTACCGCATCTGCGTCTACGACGCGCTCGACCGGGGCGACCGCAGCTGGTGGCACGGCTGCGACCTGGACTGGCTCTGGTTCTGGTTCTGGTTCTGGCGCAGGCGCGAGCTCAGGCTCTGCAGCTGGTGGTTCTTCCACGGCTGCGACCTCGGCGACCTGGACTGGCTCCGCAGCTGGTTCCGCAGCTGGTTCGACAGCTGGCTCCTCTGCGACGAGCTCAGGCGCTTCGAGCTCTGCTTCTTCGCCCTTGCCCACGTGGCTACGCTTGGCTGGACGCTGGAACGCTGTTCCGTCTTGCACTAGGCCGTCACCGTCGGTGTCGACCGCATTTGGGTTGTACCATTCTTCAGTCATGTGTGTATCCTACACCTTCTTTGCTTGCTTGTCCACGACGCACTGGTCAGGACTGGACGGGAAGCGAGCTGCCCACTCGGCCGCACGCTTGCCACCGTATGTGGACCAGGCGCTCCAGTTGGTGCCAGCCTTGCTCATGTAGTATGTGATAGCTGCGTTGGTCACAGGGTCCAGCAACTCTCTCGGGTGTTCCAGGTTGAACTTCTTGACTCGGTCCGCACCTAGGTCGCCAATCATGTTTATCTGAAAGACTCCCATCGAGTTGTCGCCACTGAGCGCGTTCTTGTTCCAGGCCAGCGGTCTGCCGTTCGACTCGGCCTTGGCTATCGCCCAGGCGGTCTTCAGGCTCTTGCCCTCGAAGCCCACGGCCTCGAGCAGCTGCCGCAGCTGTACGTCGGTCAGCGGGTCGGTTCTGTCTTTGAACGGGGCCAGACGCTCAGCGTCCGCCTTCGGTGCCAGCTTGTGCAGTATGTCCCTGACGAAGTCAGCCGGCATCAGCAGGCGTGCGCTCGTCTCGCTCTCGCTCACGGGCTTGGTCTCGGCCTCTGGCCGCAGCACCGTGATGCTCGGGTTCCAGATGGCCAGACAAATCATTACTTGTACCAGCAGTATCACTGCTGGCTTTGGTCTCTTGTTCAGGATGTTTCGCAAGTTTCCTCCGATGTAGGGGTGGGCAGACGGACGCAGTCCTGTTATGGTTTGGATTCTGCGGCTCTTGGGACGTCGATGGCGACGTCTCCTCTGCTTAGGCCGACTTTGAGTTGGCTATGCTGACTGGTCTCCGACCAAGTTCAACAGTCTAGATGGATGGGACAGGTGGTTCATGTTGTGTTCTCCTAGTCTTTTCCTCTGCTTAGTTTAGCGCGTCATGTGCCGTAGGAAGATAAGAAACGCTGCCTAACGACGTGTTTTCTTCGTAGTCCGGTCGTGCGTCCGCATCTTCGACCTGGTGCATCACGGACCAGACGTCGTGCAGTGCGTCTGAGTACTCGACCGGCAGGGTGCTGGCGCACCTGCCCTTGAAGTTGGAGTAGGTGATGTCGCGGACTGAGTGTGCAGCCCAGCGAGCGAAGGTGTTCTGGTCTACGTACAGTCTGTACGGGTAGTCTGACTCCGGAGTGTTCAGGATAGCGACCTCCTGCTCCTGCATGGCGAAGATGGCCACCTGGAGCGGCTCTAGTGCTGCTCGGTCACGAGCGCGTACGACTAGCTGGCCTGGTATCTCGCGGTCTGAGACCGCAGACACGAAGCCGGTTTCTGTAAAAATCCACACTTTATACGTCCTTTCGTCTTGTTTCGTCGCGGTTAGGCGACTGAGGGGAAGTACTTGACACACTCGGGACCAAGCAGTCGCTCTCGACTCTTTTGGTCTGTGAGTTGTGCACCGCATCTGGCGCAGCACCGGTGGTGCTCGCCGAACAGCCTGGCGTACTTGTACGGGTCGTGGACGACTACGTTCACGAGTGCCTGCTGCTGCGCCGGCGTCATCTTGGACCTGTTGAAGCGTCCTGGTGCACCGTGTAGCTGCCGCATGTACGTGGTTCCCATGTAGACTCGCACCTCGAAGAAGACCAGGTCGTTAGACTCTGGACTGTTCAACACGTGTGCGACCGTCTCACTCGGCACCGCATACTTAGAAACTGGAATGCGAGAAAGTGCCTCTCTTGTGTCCAGCCAGGCGCCCTTTGAGACCGGTTTGTCCGCCGGCTTGGGTCCAGGGCCGAACAGGGTGAGCTGCTCTGCTACTGTCGTCATTCTGTCCTCCGTACTGGGGTAGATAGTCTACTCCCTGTACTATTATACCATACCTGCGCTGGAAAGTAAAGTCTAGCGCTTCGGCAGCTCCAGCTGCCTGGTTGGGTATCTCTTCTTCATTGCACGCTGGAGGCGCTTGAGCGTCCACGTGTTCAACGCGAGCATGACTCTGAAGTACACCCTAGACTCGCTCTCGGATTGACAGCACTGCGGCTGCGATGGCGCTGAGGCCCAGGGCCAACACCGCACGGTCGGTTCCCACAGCTGCTGCCACGAGCGCAGCTGCGCTGAGCACCACGGCCAGGACTGCGGACCAGACTACGTCCTTGAACTTGAGTCCGTTCACGCTAGCGGAGACTTTCTTGTGCGACCCTTGAGACGCTCGGATGGGTCGCGTAGCTCTACGCCGGAGAGCTGCACTGCCTTGCGAGCTGTGCGATAGGTGACGCTGAGTTCTTTCGCGATTGCCTCGACCGCGAGACCAGACGTGTAGAGCTGTCCTGCTTTTGTTGATAGGTCTACTGCTGTTGCCATGTGTCTTTTCCTGTTCTGTGTAGTCTGTCTTTGTGCCCGCTGAGGGGCAAGGTGATGTATAGGATGCACCGTTTTCGTCAGAAAGTAAAACCTGACTCCCGGTGTTTCTTACTAATTTCGCGACTTCCTGGCCCAGCCTGCCATGTCGAGGTACAGGCTGAGACGCAGGAAAGTTGCTGCGGGGAGACGAAGCAACCAAGTCGACCCGCAACTTACCGGCTCACTGACCGGTAATTCTATGTGTTTGGTGTGTAGCTGGACCCGAACAGCTTTGCTGTCCGCCTGCCCAGACGTTGCAAGCCCACGCTTCGTGTGTCCTGTGGCACTCTGTTGCCGATTGTGACGAGAGCTTTGTGGAAAGACTCTACGTCCTGCAGACGCTCCCACTCTTCAGCCCGCATGTCGAGCATGAACTCTACCGGCTCTGGAGTCTCAGCGGCAGGCTGCCACTTTTTCGCCATTACGCTGATGCGGTGATGGAGTATGTCCTTGTTGTTGGCTCCCTCGTGATTGAACAGCACGAGTTTGCACACGTGAAACCCTTCTGGGTCAAGACGCATTTTGCTTATCTCTACCGCAGAAGGGTATCTGTTGAAGCCCAGCTCCTCTGCCTGTTTGCACAGACGCTGAAGGTCGGGCGTGTTTACTACTCTTATGTCTTGTGTTTCTTTTATGGCTTCTCCGTTCCGACGGATTCAGGGAATACTGATTCCAGTAGCTCGTCTGTTGTCATGATTTCGCATGGGGTCACGCCTTGTCTCCAGTCACAGATTACGTGTCTGTCTGCAATTACGTGGTTAATCCCGATGGCTACAAGCAGCATCGCCATGCCCAGCACTACCCAACCGCGTGTGGTCACGCGCCAGGTGGTCTCAGGCTTGGTCTCTGCCTCGCGTATCGGGGACTGATACACTTTTGTCATGGTTGCTCCGTCTTTTGTCATTTGGCCGGACTGTCCGGCACTAGGATTATTATACCGTATCTCCCAGCCCAAGTACAGCAGCCTTGTCTTGTATAGCAGCCTCGTCTAGGCTGGCGACTCTTTCACGGACCCTCTCATACAGCTCCGCGGGTATGAAGCCACTGGACATACCGGTGAGCCAGAAGTTCTTCATGTACGCTACCAGCTCTCGTATCTCCGCGTTGTCCTTGAGCGTGCACTCGTTCTCGCACGCGTCTAGGCCGTGGAATGCTCGGTGGATTAGCCTACCCAGCTCGGGGTCGGCTCTCTGCTCTCTTATCAAGTCCAGGATGTAGACAGCCCAGCGGTCGACCATCTCGTTGTCGGTCATTTGTCCAGCAGTTCTCGCAGGGTCTTTGGTTCCCAGTTGCGGTCTCGCTCGACTCCTGGCACCTCGACCGCGCCGAAGCTGGCGGTCAGGCTCTCCAGCTCCTTGAGGGAGAAGTAGCCCAGCTCTCGCTCCAGTCCGTCGACCAGTCCGAAGAACAGGTCTTCTCCGTCGAACTCGGACGCGTACCAGGTCCAGCTCGAGTACGGCGTGAAAAACTTGACCAGCGCCTTGGCGTCTAGGCCCTTGTCCTCTTGTGAGTACAGCTTGGGCAGCTTGGCCCGCAGCTCCTTGGTGAGCAGCATCATTTGTCGTTCCTCCTTGTTAGGTACAGTCCACCAGGTCGGAGTTGTTTGCCGGGGCTCCTAGGATTTCGACCCCTCAGTTTGGCCACCGAACTCCTGGTGAACTGTATAGATGTATTATAGCGCAGCAA